TTGTTTTATTTGAAGCAACGCCGTATTGAGTGGATGTTAAAACACCAGCAACAAAACCTGCATTCAAACCAGCACCGCCACCGCCGACGCCAAAAGTAACAGCGTAATTCGCATCCGCCAACGCCGACGTGAAGTTCACCGTATAGTCCCCTGTCCCGTTATCAGTAATACTGCTCACGTTGTAGCTGGCGCGGATTGCCACGGTGCTGGTGCCGTTGAAGTTCACCCACGCCTTGCACAGCTGCCCCTGTTCAGTGGTGCCGATCTTGGCGAAGGTGACGGCGTTGGCAGCCAGCACATCAGTGTCAACCGTGCCATCAGGGATACCCCCGACGCTGATGCCGGTGATTGTTCCAGAGCCGTTGATTGCGATTGGCATGACTTACACCACCGTCCAAGAGGCGCCCGAGGGCACCGTAACGGTCACCCCAGCGTTGATCGTAATCGGTCCGGCTGACAAGGCGTTTTTGTTTGCAGTCAGCTGGTAGCTGGCAGTAACAGTCTGCCCGTTCTCGTAGAAAATGTCATCCGACGATCCGCCAGTTGCACCGCCGCCGATTGCGCCCCAGGCGCTGGCTTTGTAGCCCTCGAACTGGTTAAGGGTGGTGTTGTACCGGATCATCCCGTTGACCGGGGTGCCGGGGCGTTGGCCGGTGGTGCCGTCCGGCAGTTCAAGCGCCGTGGTGGTGCCAAGGATGACGTCGCCGGTGAACGTGGCGCCAGCCAGAGATGCGAGGCCGAGGTTCGTGGAGGCCAGCGTACCAACAGTTACCCAAGCCGAGTTCGCGGCATTGCGGATCTTGAGCAGGCCGGTGGTCGTATCTGCCCACCACTGGTAGGCGTAGGTGGTGGTCGGTTCGGTGGCGCCGCTGTTGTTGGTAACGATTGCCGCAAGCTGACCATTAATGTCGCTTCTTACGGCCGCTCCGGTTCCGTTGCTGACAACGTAGTCCGCTTGGGGGCTCACGAGTTACACCAACCACGACAGTCCTTTTTCAATCTTAGCCCTGCCGTCCATATCCGGTTGCACTCCATGTGAAGTTGCGGGTGACGGGACTACCGCCGGAGTTGAAAAAGCTGATCTGGAAGCCCGTTCCAGTCACGTTGGAGATCTGGAAGTAATCGCCGGCCTGCAGGTTTTGTGCCGTCACACCGACGCTGGGCAGATAGGCGTTTAGGCCGCCGATGCTGGCCGTCCCAGTGAAGAACGGGTAGGGAAAGGTCACGGCGGTGTTGGTGGTGCCGCTCGCTGCGGCGTTGCTCTGCTCGGTCCGGCGTTGGACGGTGGCAAGGTAGCCCAGCTCATCGACAAGGATGTTTTCGGCAACGTCGTTGCTGGTCAGCGTGGTGCGGAACTGGAAGCCACGGCCACGGAAGGTGCCATTGACGAACGGCTGCCATGCGTTCCAAGTCGGCGTGCCGCTCGGGTTGTCGGTGGTGCTGCGGAGTTCGAGGATGGCGTTCACCGCGTCGATCACGCCGCCGTCCCAATCGCTCCAGTCGTCCACTTCGGCTAGGCGGCTGTCGATCAGATCGCTAGGGAAATAGCCACGGGTGACGAAGTAGCGGCTGAAGTCGATGGAGAAAGTATTGCCGAAATCGACCGTGGTGGCGAAGTCGTAGGTGCCGGAAGACTGCACCGAACCCATCACGTCGAAGGTGGGCAGCAAATCCACATCAGGCACGTCATCCAGCAAGTCCGAGCCATCCAGCGTCAGGGCGTCAAACTCCTCGCTGTAGAAGGTATTGGTGCGCGTGCCTTGGAATGGTGGGGTGTCCTGATCTTCGCGGCGGTTGATCAGCGTGAGCGGTGCCAGCGTGTCGGGAAGGTCGATGATGATGCTGGTTTCGCTGGCGCTTTGGCGGCCTCCATCGTCCTCGAATTTGACCAGCACCTCACCTTCCACCAGCGGGATGATGGCCTCGGTCGCGCTACCGGATTTGGCGGGGATTAGATCAACGCTGTTGCTCCAGCTCGCGCTGCCATCCGTCAGGTTGCTGTGGCGGATATGAATTTTGCCGCCGACTTTTACGTCGAGGTCTACGGTTTCGTCCCAGCGCAGGCGACCGGAGTTGGCGTTGATGGCCTCAAAGCTCAGGTTCTGGACGTTGCCGGGGACGGCGGTTTTGCCGACAAGTTGAAATTCAGCAGTGGCTATTGCACTTATTTTGTTGACATAGTTTGCCGCCGTAAGTTGAATGTATAAAGTGCCTGGACGTGTTTGCTTAATTTGAATTGAAGGTGACGTACTAACAATTTGCCTCCAATTATCGTTATCAATTCGATAATCAATTCGAAACTCACTAACCCTTTCACGGGGGCTTACCCAGCTCAAATCAAAACCAGAGAACACATTTTGTCCATCTTGGTAAAGGTATTCAGTGCCGGTAATGCTGGTGACTGCATCGGGTGGGTCGCTGAGGTTGCTGATGTCGCGGGTGGTCAGCGTGTTGTCGCTTTCGATCGCGTTGTAAATGCTGCTGTTGTATTGCAGGGCGGTGACGCCGTAGATGCCGTCGTCCGATTCAGCGACGTTGAGGACGCGGAATTGCTGGGATTCGATGTCGTCGGTTTGGATCAGCCAGATGGCGTTGGCGTTGGGTGCTTCGCTAAACGGGTTGCCGACCGTGATGGTGCGGTCGCTGATGGATTGGATCGGGCGGAGTTCGACGTTGCCGCTGGGCAGGATGACCGAAATACGCGGGTTACTTGCCAGATTGACGGATAGGTTGCTGCTGGAGTCAACCGTGATGGTGGTTGTGGTGGCAGAACTGACGCGACCACTGCGGCGTGTGCCAGCCTTCATCGGGTCGGCAACATCAATCACCATCCCAGGGCGCAGGATGATGCCGCTGTCGATTGACACCGAGAAGGTGACGGTTTCGGTCAGGTTTTGTTCGCTAAGGAGTGCCCACTTACCAGCGCGATGGGCTTGACCTTGGCTGTAACAACCGAGGGCTTTGATGTCTTTGTTGATGATGCCGTATTTGGCTACGGCGTCTGCATCTTCGATGTACTCGTACTCAACTTCGCCCAAAGTGTCGTAAGACTGCCAAGCAACAGTTGCAACGCTGTGGCGTGCCTTCTGGGATGATCCGCTGTAATTGAAAACGCCATCAACAACATTGCTTGGTCCGAGCAGATATTGCGAGTCGGTCGGTTTGTCTTGCTGGAGCACCAGCGAGCCGGCGCCGTAATACGCGATGCCACGGAATAAGCTGGTCATCTCTTGGATGACGTTATAAACCTCGTCGCGGCTGTTGATCAGTAGGTTGCAGGAGAAACGGGGCTCCAAGCCGCCTTTGCCGTCGTCAACCAACTCGTTGCAATACTGGCTAATCGCGTAAAAGTCATAGCGATCCAAATTGCTGGCTGGTATTCCGGCGCCGTAACGAGTGCTGGTCAATAAATCCCACAGGCACCAAGCTGGATCGTTGCACCAAGTCGCTGCGCCAAAGGTGCCGTTCCAAACGCCGGCGTAGGTTACGCGCCCTATATGTGTAGTGGTATCAACGGTTGCGTTGCTGGGCAACTGTATTTTTGCTCCACGAATTAGATATTTACGCTTGGGGATATTATTGAAGTTGCGCGAGTCAAACCGCAGGCCAACAAGGGCGCTGTTTGGATAACGCAATTTTTCGTCAATAATTTCTGTATAGCTAGACCAAAAAGTATCGTTTTGGCGCTTGGCGGAGCTTTCGTCGCCACTTGTTCTCGTGATCCGGATGTCAACGGGGAATGCACCATTAAGCGCCAGCATGTAATCACGTTGATATAGATTTCCTGTTTTGCCGCTAATCGTATCGCTAATGACCTCTGTGTAACCGCCGGAGTTGTATTGGGTTTCAATTTTTAGCGATACGCTGTGGCCAACAATGTCGCCGTCGTCCTGCAGGATCTGTAATGCTGGCACGTTAATTGTTACGCGCACACGATCAACCGCAGTATTTGTAACTTGACGGGTGATGGGTGTTGATGCAAAAAGCTGGACGCTAACACCGTTTTCGGATTCTGTTGCGTTTAAGTCGGCACCAATAACAGTTTGATTCTGCGTGCCGTTTCTGGTAACAACTTGATAACCGCGAAAGTTTTTATTTCCTGCTGCGTCTTCAATAGGGGTGTCATCTAAGTAAATACTTTTGGCGCCGTTATCTAGACCTTGAATTTCACCTTCGCAAAGAAGGTCTAGAACACTTGCGTACTGGGTGGACTGCAGCGAATCATCTGCCTCATAAGGCGTCCTTCTGCCGCCGCCACCGCCCTTGCCACCACCGCCACCACCGCCACCAGCACCAGCGATACCAAGGCCAAGACCGGCATTGTGTACACGGATTCCGCCAGCGATAAAGGTGTGATGACCTTCGACGGTCAGGTTGTAGACCGTGCCATTGCAAAACTCGGTCTTGCCGACGATGGGGCGCAGGTGACCGTTGGCGTCAACGAGGCAGTCGTCGGAGCCAAGCGTGTCGATTTCGACGAAGGCGTTGAACTGGTTGAGGACCCAATGGTTCGGGGTGGCATCAAGATGCTGGCCGCCCCAGAGCGTGTAACGGATGACGCGCTCGCCTTCGTGCTCGTGGACTTTGAGGATTTTGGCTTCGTGGACTTCGCCGGTGTGATCAAAGCTCAGAACCAGATCGCCCGATTGCAGTTCATCAATTCGGCGTTGGCCGTTTGGAACATTAACGAGCGTATGACCAAGGAAGCAGCCTCCACCGCCACCGCCACCAGAACCTTGGAGTAGAGCTGTTCTTTTTGTCATCAACCCTTGCTCGCAAATACTTCGCCAGTGGACTTACCAGCACTGCCGCTGAACTCCACATCAAGGCCGCTAGAAATTACAGCGGAACCCACAAATAATCGACCGTAGGCAATCGGTACGGGCAATCCTTGCTTGGATGTGTTCACAATGCCGCTAAAACTAAACGATTCCAGCTTTGCCGCCTCACGTCCGCGCTCTAGCGGCGATGTTGATTGCACTGGAGATGGGGAAATGGCCTGTGCAACGCCACCAATCAGCATGGATGCACCAATTAGCCCCAAAGATGTTGAAATTGTTGCCGCCGCTGCGCCGGAAAAAAGACCTGCACCAAGACCCAAAAAACCTGCGCCAGCGGGACCTGCAACAATCGCCAAAGCAACAAAACCGATTCCCGCCAAAATCTGTCCGGCACCATCGCCGGCACCAGCAATTACAGGCGTGATGCTAAAAACTTCGCGCTCACTAAATGGAGCCGCAATCAACACGGCGTTTTGTTCGGTGACCTTTTCTTTTCCGATTGTTACGCGATAGCCAACACCGTCCTGTTCGCTATCAATCAGCCACTTTTCAAGACCGGGAAAATTGACGCAAAGTGCCTTGAGCGCCTGCGCTGGCGTGTCGGCTTCAAATTGGAAGCGGCACTGACCCAGCTTTTTGCGGAGTGCGCCGTAGACCTTAACGACTTTCATGCCGCAGGACTCGGGCGGTGCTTTTTAGATAATAGCCGCCATAGATGTCGCGGCTACTGAGGCGGCCTTGGATGTGGTGCAGGATCAGTTGGTCGCCAAGGTAGACGGCAGCGTGGTTGGGTAGCGATGATGCAAGCTGCATCAGGATTGCGTCGCCGTACTGCATTTCCTCCAAGGGGATGGAACGAAAGCCTTCGTTGGCGAAGTTGTCTAGGTATAAATTCTCATTCCGTAGCCAGAACTGGTCGCGGCGGTCGTAGTCGCTGAGGTTCAGCCCAAATTCGCGGTTGTACCAGTCGCGGCACAGGCTGTAGCAGTCCACGATGCCGAAGACAAATTCGCGTCCCACGTAAGGGAGTTCAAAACCTTCGGGTTCGCAGTAGCCCCACTGTTCCGTCTGGGGATTGACGATGTGCCAAGGCAGGCCGGATTTTTCGCAGGCAACGCGGTCGGCTTGCGATGGGGCGTGGTTGGTTTTGGGGTGGCTATGCACCACCGCCACGATTTCGCCCTGTTCTTCAGCGGCAACGTAGTCAGCCGGATCCAGCACAAAGTGTTCGTCTGGTGTTTCGGCCATGTTGCGGCAGGGGAAATACCGCTTGCGGCCTTTGACCACGGCAACCAAGCCGCAGGACTCTTTTGGGAACTCTGCTCTGGCGTGCTCCAGGGCAGCAGCTTTAACAGTGTCAGAAAGTTTCATTGGAGCAGTCCTGCGCTTGGGAATGAGCCGAATGGGAGTTCTGCAGTTTCACCAAAACGCAATTTGCATGAGCCGATCCGCTTACCGCATTTGTCCTGTGCCAGCGTGCCCACCACGTTGTCGTTGATGTCCCAGTAGTTGCTGCCGGTGTAGCCGCACTCGGTGCTGCGGTATTTCCACTGGCAGATGTTGGCGATGATTTGGCGCTTGGGGATCATCACGCCAGCGAGGTCGAATTTGCTGGCCAGCTCGAAGCTCACAGAGTCGCGGTTTTCGCTTGCTTTGCGGTCCACGTACCAGACCTCATCGGGGAATTTGGCATGTGGGTCTGCGGCGGCTTCGCCATCAAGGTATTTCTTGAGGGTGCGGATGCGTTT